CGCCGACGACGGCCTGCACTTTACGCCAAGAGGCTATGACCTGATCGCGGACGCTGCCAAGGAGTCGTTCGCGCCATGACAGCCGCCCTGCGCATGGTCCTGCCGATCTACGGGATCCCCAAGCCCCAGAGCCGCCCCAGGCTGTGGGGGGGCAGGGTCATTTCCAGTGGCAGCCCGGACCTGCGTATCTGGCGCCGGACGGTGGAGCAGGCGGCCCGCTCGGCCTGCATCACGGCCCCCGACACGCTGGCCACGATCAACGAGGCGGCGGCCGCGGACGGCTACGAGCTGGAGCTGACTTTCTGCATGCCGACCAAGGACGCCAAGCGCCACGGCAAACCCCACACGATCCGCCCGGACACGGACAACCTGGCCAAGGCGGTCATGGACTCGGCCACGGACGGCGGCCTGCTGCCGAACGGGACGGATGCGGCGGTCGCTCGCCTGGTCGTCAACAAGGTGTGGGTGCCCCTCGAGAACGCCGGCTGCATCTTCGAGCTCCAAGCCGCAAGAATTCGCGACAAAAGCGCAATGTTTCCGCATAAATCCTGATCCAACCTGCTCAGTTGCACCAATAATCTAATGGGCAACGTTGAACAGGGGGCCATCATGGGACAGGGCAAGCAGGCACAGATCCTGACGGAAGCGCAGATCAAGCAGACGATGGACTATCTGGCCACGACCAGGCACGCGCTGAGAGACCGCGCCGTGTTCCTGCTGTCGGCCAGGGCCGGGCTCAGGGCGTGCGAGATCTCCCGCATCACCTGGAAGGCCGTCATGGGCGCGGATCGCAACATCGCCGACGTGGTGTCCCTGGAGAACAAGGGCACCAAGGGCAACAAGGGCGGCCGCACGATTCCCATGCACCCACAGCTTCGCAAGGCACTGGTGGACTACCGGGCCACGATTGGCATCCTGGAGCCGACCGACCACATCGCCGCCAGCCAGTTGGCCGACCACAAGAGCCCGCTGTCGCTGGCCGTGTGGTTCCACCGGCTCTATGCCAAGCTGGGCTTCCTGGGCGCGTCCTCGCACTCGGGGCGCCGGACCTTTATCACGACGATGGCCCAGAAGGCGCCGCTGTGCGGCGGCACCATCCGAGATGTCCAGCAACTGGCCGGCCACGCCGATCTGAAGACCACGATGCTGTATATCGAGGGCAACAGCGAGGCCAAGCGGGCGATGTGCGGGCTGGTTGCCTGAGGAGGTGGCTGGTCAGGCGTTGGCCAGCTCGTCCGCGTTCCACTCGTTTTGCAGGTGGTCGTAATGCTTCTCCAACATGGCCAGGCTGGTCTGGGAGTTCTTTGCGATCATCTGCGGCGGCAGCTTCGCCTGCATCAGGTACGTCAGATAGAAATGCCGCAAACTGTATAGGCTTAAAGGATCTCCGTCTTCGCTGGAGGTGATCTTGACTTCGACCAGAATCTTGCGAAACGCGCTGTTCATGCTGTGGGTGGTGATCGGCACAATCAAGCTGTCATCGTCCTTGGCCAAGTTGCGCAGCTCTTCCAGGGATCCGTCCGCCCGCCGGTTCGGGTAGATCGACGTCGTGATCTCGCGAGGCGCGCCCCGCTTGGTCCCCTTGCGGGTGGTCGAGCGGACCTTGAAGCGGCCGCGCTCTTCTGTGGGGTCCTGCATGAGGGCATCCACTCCAGCATCCTTGCGATAGATCACGTCCCGCCGGCGCAGCGCGACCAGCGAGGACGGGCGCATGCCGGACCACGCCAGCACGGTCAGGGCGTGCCACAGCCTGAACCTGCCCAGGGCTTCCCGGTCAGCCTGCCACGCGTCCGGAGGCGGCGCCATGGCTATCCGTGCATGGGCGATGTCCCTGGAGGCCTGCCAGCGGTGCTTGGCGGCTTCCAGAATCTGGGCGACTTCCGAGATCGTGAACGCCGAGCGGCGCATGGGGCTGGGGGGCACGTTCTCCATCTCCGGACGGTCCTGGGGGCGGATGCGCCCACGGCGGACGGCGTGATCGACGATACCACGGAACAGCGCCCGAAAGGTATTCTTGGTTGTGGGCGAGACGGTCGCCTTCAGATTGCCCCACACGCCGCCAGCGTTGCGCCGGTCCTGGAGCCAGTCATCCAGATCGCGCATGCGCGTGGAGGTGACATCCTCCAACAGGGTGCGGGGCCCGACGAACTCGCAAAGGTCCTGGGCCCATCTGGCCTTCTGGCGCAGATGCCGCGGCTTCTCTCCCGGCGCGTTCAGATCGGCGATGCCCAGGCGCTGTTGCTCGGAGGTAATGAACGCAAAGGCCGCCTCCTGGAAGGTCTCGTTGCGCACGGTGGTGCCCATGCGGACGCGCTTGGTGAAGTTTGCATACAGCTCCGAGGCCTTGGCCTTCGCATTCTCAAGATTGCTTGTGCCGGTTGAAGATTGCGTTTCCTCGCCGTCCACGTAGCAATAAAACACCCAGTTCCCGCGCTTGGAGTTTTTGCGTTGGAACAGGTATCCTCCGGGAATATTGACGCGCATCTGTGTCTCCTTGCAAATGGGCTTGCAAGGAGACTTGCAAGGTTGGAGACGAAATGCAAGCGTTTCTGGGCAGTTAGTGGTTGCTGAAAAATGGCTGGTCGTCTAAAAGTGGTCTGGGAATGGTCTGAAAGGCGCTGGAATCTTGGTGGCCAGCTGACTCTTAATCAGCGGGTCCACGGTTCGAGTCCGTGCGCGCCCACCATAAAAAGCCCCGGAATCCGCCAGATTCCGGGGTTTTCCTTGGGGGGCCTGCCTTGCAAATGCGGCTTGCAAGGTTCCTTGCAAGGTCAGTGGCGGACCTTGAGGGCCTCGATGGCCAGCACATGCAGCGGGCGCAGATCGAACGAGCGCAGCGGCATGTGCGGGAAAACCTTCTTGTCGCAGAACGGGATGTGCCCGGTGATCCACCGCTCGCCCATGTTGGCCAGCCAGTCCAGAGACGACGGCGAGCCGAGCTTGACGGCGGCGATCTTGCGCTCGGCCTTCTCCAGGAACTCGTCGTGCCGTGCCTTGTGGCTGCACACCTCGTAGAACGGCTGGCCGGCGGCGGTCATCGCCATCTCTTCCCGGTAGAAGTGCCCGATCAGGTATGCCAACAGCATGTCGCACAGCTCGGACGCGTGGTGCGGGTTCGTGGGGGCGCCGTCTGCCACGTCGTGCATGGCCGCCGTAAGGGTGCAGAATAGCCGGTGATCCTCGTCGATGATCGGAATGCCGGTTGCCATGGACTCGTTCCAGATGGATTGCGACTTACCGATCATGGCCGTCCCCTCCCTATGCGAAATACCTTGCCCGGCGCAGCCAGCCCGTCAAAAAGCGTCCCTGGGAGGGGTCGTTGGCGACGATGGCTTGCAGAAACTTGATGCGCCGGTCCACCAGGGCATCGTTCAGGGACAACGGGTCAACGGCGGCCGCCGCCGCCACGGTGGCAGGCCCCAGGTCTCCATCCACGGCCACGGCTTGGCCCTCGTCGTTCAGAGCCTGTTGCAGCAGCTTGACGGCGCGGCAAACGCCGCTGTTGACGCCGATATCGAACACCTGAGCCTGGACGGCCTCGGGCAGCCGGTCAAAGCCGGGCTTCTCGAAATACTCGCGCTTGTAGATTTGGACCGCTTCGTCCTTGGTCAGATTGCGCACGTCGTCCTGGGAGACGCTGGTCCCGCGGTAAGCCGCCAGCGTGCCCATGGTGATGCCCATGTTCGTGGGCCCGCCATGGTCCAGGGGATCATCGACGTATCCGCCTTCCCACATCAGCACTTCGCTGATCATTTTCTCGACGTCCGCCATGGTCGTTGTCCTTCTCGGTGAGGTGTCCGAAGACGCACCAGACGCCGCTTATGAAGCCCGCCCCGCCCACGGCCATGGCGATCAAGGCCAGCGTGAGGACGGGCAGCGAAAGCCCGATCATTTAACGGCCATGAGTCCGTCGAGCCCCTGCTTCACCTCCCCAAGGGTGGTGTCCATATGTTTTCCCTCAACATCCACGCTGAGAGACTTATTGGGGCCATCGGTGCCAATCTGCTGTTCAACCCAGCGCTTGACTTCGCCGAGTTTCACGCGGCAGTCGCGTCCAGCGAACGCCAGACGGATGGTGTAGTCGGCCAAGTCCCGTTCGGTCAGCGCGGCGGTGTTATCCGGCGGAGACGGCTCGTCCTCGCACTTTAGGAAGTTTTCCGGCGGGGACAGTTTTTCCACCTTGACCTGCGGAATCACTACCGGTGCCGGAGAGACCCCTGCGCAGCCCGTCAAGAGTGCGGCGCATGACAGGGCTGACAGGGCCATTATCTTTCTCGGGAGCATTCTTCACCTCCAAGCGCTGGTCGTATTCGGACTTCAGCCGGGCCAGCGCGTCGTCCCGGTCCTTGGCAACGGCAGCCATGTCCGCCTCGCGTTGCGCCTTGATCTTGCCGACCTCGGCGGCGTTCTCGGTGGCAATCTTGGTGGCCACCGCCAGATCCTCGGCCAGCTTGCCGATTTTCTGGTCTTGCAGGTGCACCTCGTCGCGGAGGTGCCCGACATACCAATAACCGCCCGCCAGGACGGCGGCGGAGACGCCCCCCACGAGCAACCAGCGCATAAATCCGCCGGAGAAGAAGGCGATGATGGCTGCGAACATGGGGTGCTCCTTATTGATCGTCCGGCAGGGTCGCCTTGGCGGAGCCAGAGGCGTTGCCCGAGCCGGATGCTGAGTTGTTCACTTGGATGATCGCGGCGGCCTGGTTCTTGCGTTGCAGGCCAGTGCCGAACGCGGACGCCGCCCATCCACCCAGGATGGCACCGGCCCCCGTCCCATAGTCCGACGCATGGAACGCGTTGTGCAGCCATGCGATGTCATAGATCGCGAGCCCGATCATCCCGCCGACGATCAGCAAGACAACGGCGGTCCCGGCCTCCAGGGTCGGGTCCGTCGAGTCCAGAAGCCGGGAGAGAAACCCGGCCATCAGTTAGCTCGCGGCGGGAGCCGCGGGAGCGGCGGTCGGGGCCGGAGTAGCGGCGACAGCCACAGGAGCCACCGGGGCAGGCGTAGCCGCAACGGGGGCAGGAGCCGGGGCCGCGACCGGGGCCGCTGCGGGCGCGGGTGTAGGGGAAACCACAGCCTCGACCTTGGAGACGACAGACGCCTCGGTAGCCTTGGCAGCGGCAAGCTGGGCGGCGACCTTGGCAGCGCCGTGCTTGGAAATCAGGACGTAACCGACACCAGCGATGACGGCGACACCCAGGGCAGCGAGAAGAAACAGCATGGCGATACCTCCGTAAACAGCCAGGCACAGGCACACGAGGTGCTTGATGGCTAAATCCGGCGGGGAGGGGTTATTGGCCCTGAAGGATGCGGTCTATTAGAGCCTGGTGCTCTGGTAAATCAGCCCGAAATCCTGTTTCCAGTATTCTACCTAAAACATGTTCGGGGTTAGACCACCGCCACATAAGACCCTTATTGGGATCATCAAAATCTACAAAGGTGGGGTTGCCGCTGCCGTCTGGCTCTGGGCGTAAAACTACAGGTTGTCCTTTTGCGTTTGTCCCTGTGACTTCTTTATTACCTGCTTCGATTTCAGAAACAAAGTTATTTGACCTGTGTGCAATATCATACTGGTTTATTGCTGCTCTGGATGCCTCTTCCATGGCTCCTGGATGAAATATCCCCCATGGCTCAACCTCTAACGGAGGAGCACTTCTCATGGCATCAAATTCTGAAGGTGTTCTTGGTCCTTCATATGGGCCGTTTCCAAGGTCCATTAGTCCCTGCCACTTCATGCGGTCGTGTGAGGAATACATTGTTGGTTTCATATTAGATTCAGCCAACATCCTCAATAAATCTTCTGGAAGTCTGGAATCATGAGCTGCTTCATCCATGGAAGGTTCAATATATTCTCTTTGTTCAGGTACAAGACCATAATGTCCTGTGGTAGGATCAGATATGGCTGTAAACTTTTCAGGTGCATCTGGATGATCTGTCCAGTTTTTACCTGTATCAAAATACCCCTTCTCCTTGAACGCATCCAGCAAGCTCTTACCCGCCGGAAGATGCAGCACTCCACTCTCGTCCGCCGCAAACGCCCTGGCGGCGTTGCCCAGATCTGCCGCCTTGGCAGCACCCATGGCCGGTGCCACCACGCCGGCGGCATCCAGGCCCGCTCCAACCGGATCGGTGGCCAGTGTGTGCCTAAGAGCCGCCTCGGACCCCTACCTGTCCATCATTCCCTGGGCCGCCTGCGCAGCCATCTGCATGGCGTCTGTGCGAGGGATAGGGCCCTGCTGGCCAGTCATAAGCTGCCCCAGGCCCTTGCCCGCCCACTCGCCGGCGCCCCCAATCATCATGCCCAGGGCAGATGCCGTGTCGAACGGGTGCATGGCCATGTTGCCCACGCCCTGGGCAACGTGCATGGCAGACGACGGCAGGTTCCGCAGCGCGGCCTCGGGCACGTCACCCCATCCCTGGGTGTTGGGGTCGTAGGCGGTCGGGGTGAAGAAGTCGCCGAGAGCCATGGTCAGCGTCCTATGGGATCAGTGGTGTTTGCCAACGATTCTTGCCAGCATGGCCAGAAACTCGGGTGGCAGCGTCTTGTTGGATGGTGCCTCAATCTGCGGCCCTCCGGGGCCAGCGATCCGCTTGACCATATCAGGCCCAGCAATCTGCGGGTCGTGGTAGTCCTCGAACTCCGCGTCAATCGGCCCGTCCGAAGGCGGCGGCAGGTAGCGCCTGCCCTTGCCAGTCGTGTGCATCGGTCCGCCCGGAGGCGGCCCCTTGGGCACGTCGTTCCAGACGGTTGATCCGGGGCCTGAGGGGTTGTCATCAGGTCCGCGCCAAATCCTGGTGGCCAAGTCTTTGACGGCATCGTCAGCGGATCCCAGAGCGCCAATCGCCCGGCGCCCAGCTCCGTATACCATGCCTGCTCCCTGGGCAGCCCCGCCGACTGCCTTACCCATCAGCTTGGGAGATTGCAGGATCAGGCCCGCCAGAGCCGCAGCCGCAGTGGGCAGATTCCCGGTCGCCGCCGCGCCGCCAGCCAATCCCAGCGCACCGGTGCCAGCAACAGCACCTTGAATGCCGCGAGCGAACGGAGCCGACGTTGACTGGCCGGCCAGCGCGTCCAGCATGGTGTTGGCGCCGTTGTCCTCCAGCGTCTTAGCCATGTCCATGCGGTTGCCGTAGCCGGTGCTGGCATTGTTGCGGAAGATCGTTTGCAGCTTGCGCAGTGCCGCGTCTGCGGTCTGACGCTGGCCCAGGGACATTCCCTGCTGAATCTCGCGAATGGCATCCGAGGCGTCGCCGTAGTCAGACATAACCTTGGCATACTGGGGGGCCTGCTCGGTGATCGCCCGTCCGATGGCGGCATGCACGCCGCCCAGAGCGTTCGATTCCACGGTGTTGGGTTGGATCTTGGCCAGCGCCCCGTTGATGTCCTGCTTCAGGTTGTCCAGGGCGCCCGGCGTCCACCGCTGCGGTCCGCCGTCCAGATACTGCTGGACCAGATCAAGCTGCTCGGCCACGCCGGAGGGGATGTTGCGCGGGATTCCGTCGCGCGTCCAGGTGCCCAGGGCACTGCCAAGAGCCTGCTTGATGCCGGACACGTCCAGCGCCGTGGGATCGGTGCGCACGCCCATCATGCCGTTCTGGTATTCGGCGTTGCGCTGGGCCCGCATTCTGGCGAGAGCGGCCTTGGCCTGGTCCACGATGCCGGTCATGTCGCCGGCGCCAGACTGGTAGTCTGCCAGGGTCTGCGCCCGCTTGGCGTAGTTGGCTGCCTCAGCGGGATCGGTACCCCCCATCAGGGAGTCGCCGTATCCAAACTTGGTGTCTGCGATCTGCTTGAAGACGTCCCCGCCTTGACCGGTGGCATTGCCCAGAACGGCAGCGGTCAGGTTGCCGGCGACAGGTGCCGCCTTGCCGACGACATACGACGTCCCCTTGGCAGCCAAGGCAATCGGATTGGTGGCGTGGCCCGCCGCGGTCAAGCCGCTGGAGGCCTGGTCAAGGCCAGATGCGACGCCCTGGGCGCCATTGGCGATCCTGTCGGCCAGGCTGGTTGCACCACCAGCTCCTTCCCCCGCGATGGCCCCGCCATAGCCCGCCGCACGGGCGGCTTGCCCTACGTCGGCGGCATCGCCTGCCAGCGCTCCGGTTTCCCCCGCCACCCTGGCGGCAGTCCCGATCTTGCCCGCCACGTTTCCGGCCATGCCAGCGATCTTGGCCGCGCCCCCCAAGCCCATGGACGCGTCCATCAACAGCCCGACCGGATCCTTGGTCAGGGTGTGCAGCAGGGCATCGGGGGTGCCTAGGCGGTCCCCGTAATATTGGCCAATGGCCCGTGCCACGCCGCGGTCGTCTTGCAGGAACGACCCACCCGTGGGCAAGCCCACTGCTCCGGTGATGGCGTCCCCTGCCAGCTGGCCGGCTCCATACAGGCCCTTGCCGATGGTCTTGGCTGTGTCCAGGGGGTGCCAAGCGGCCTGCCCAATATTCTTGGCAAGATCCTTCGCGCTTTCAGGGGCGTTGGACACTATCTGGCTTACGTCGTCAGCAATCGTGCCCCGAGCGTCATACAGCTTGCGGGCGGCACCTATGGTGGCACCTAGGGGATCCTGCATAGCCTTGGCCGCGTCAAGCGAATGGCCAAGCAGAAAGTCCCCCCATCCCTGGGGGGCCGCCTTGCCGGCGGAGCCTGCCACCACATCGTCAAACGTCAGCGGGCCGCCGGCGGGTGCGCCGGAAGCGGGCTTTGCCGGTGCTCCGGCCTGGGGAAGCACATCGTCGAAGGTCAGGGCTGCCATCAGACACCACTCGTATCAATGCCGGCTTGCTGCATTTTGGCCAGGATGGCCTGCTTGAGCTCGGGGTGGTCCTTGATTGCCACCCGAGCGTTGACGATGCTTTGCCGCACGTCTTCCTTGGACATAGAGGCCGCCGCCGGCTGGGTAGCCGGTGCCGGAGCGGCGGCAGGGGAGGCAGTTGAGGCAGCGGCAGCGGTCGCCAGAACGCCAGAGGGCGCGGCCCCGGCAGCGGGCGTTTGGGGCCCAACCTTGGGGACCTCTGCCATGGTGGGCACCTTAAAGCCCGAGGTGAAATCTTGACCGGTCTCGCCATTCACGTAGTTGCCGTTCGCGGCATAGAAGTCGGTCATTGCCTTCTTCTGTTGCGATGGCAAGTCAACCAGTTTTTGGCGCATCTCTGCCAGGATCTGCGCCCTGCCTTGCGGGGAGGTGATGAGCTGTGGGACGGTCTTGCTGTCCAGTCCGATCACGTTCCCAGTCAGTGAGCCCTTCTGTCCCATGGCCATCATCTGCACCAGAGAGGCCGCCGTCTTGGCTGCCGTTTCATTGGCAGCCAGCTCCTTCTTCTGGTCGTCAGACAGCAACCCAGACACGTTGCCCAGCGCCAGCAACTGGTTCTTGATGTTGGCGTCGGCACCAGCGCTGGAGTCGTTGAAGGCCGACTCGAGGTTGTTCAGCTGCATGGCGATGCCAGGGGCCTGGGCAGCCTGTGAGTCGATCTGCTTCATTACGGGCATAAGGGCGTCGATGCGCTGCTTCTCACGAAGGCGCCTGGTGGCCTCGTCCGCGGCATATGTCCTGCCATAAGTCGAGGACTGGGCCTTGAGGATATCGAAGTCTCGAGCGGACTGCTGGCCTCCAAGGTCAATCGACTGGTCGGGCGTGATCGGATGTCCAGCCGCCGCGATGTGCCTGGCGATCTGGTCGGGGGTAAGATTGTCGCTCTGGTTGGCGTAGGCCATCTGGCCGACGCTGGAAGCGGCGGAGAGCTGGCCACTGCCCAGGGCCGCCTTGGCGATGGCCCCCTGGTTGTTGCCGTTTACGGCGCCTTCGATGTTGTTGTAGGAGTCTTGGAGCTGGTTGTTCTTTGTGCCGGTCAGTTGAGCCTCGGCATCCGCGTTCCTGCCCTGGGCATCGTAAAGCCCGGCCTGGTGGCCGAACATGCTTGACTGGGCGTTGGACGCGCCTGTCCGGGCAATCAGCTCGGCGATCTCGGCAGGTGTCTTCTGGCCAAGAGCATCAGCCTGGGCCTTCTGGTAGTTAGCCTGCTGGGCAAGCAGGTCCCTCTGCGCCGCCGCAGTCTGCGCCTGCTGCTGCATCTGCGCCATAGCCAGCGGGCTGGGCATGGCCTTGAAGATGTCAGCCAGCGCCCCGCCGATGCCGCCGGTCTGTCCCGCGACGTCGTTTCCGCTGTAATAAGGGTTGTCATAGGCTGCCATCTTGGACCTCTAGTTCATGAACTTAAGATACGGGTCTGTAGAGCCAACTGGCTGGGCCCATTGCCTCATTTGCTGGGCTGACGGCATTGGCGATCCCGCAAACAATTTGGCCATCTGTCCCAGTTGCCCCGCCTGGCCCATCATCTGTCCGGCGCCCGCATAGTTGGCCGCCTGGGCATTCGCGGACTGGAAGGCCGGGGCCACGGTGCTCTGCTGGCCCTGGGAGAAGTTGCCAGCCTGGGTGATGCCCTCGCCGGCGCGCTCGGCCTGGTTGCCTGCTTGGGAGAAGGCCTGGGTGATGCCGCCAAGCTGGCCCAGATTCTGGGCTTGCGTGGCCGAGCGCTGGCCCGACTGGTCGCCGACATGCTGGGCGAAGGCGCCTGCCATACCGGTTGCGCCCGGCATGGCCATAAAGCCCGCCCCGCCTCCGGGTCCGCCGCCAGTGGCCGGGACGGTTGCCCCATTCAGGGTGGCCGTGTGGCGGGCCGCGTCGATGCCAGCCGTCTGGGGCAGCGCCGAATATGCGCCGGTCATCCCGTTCAGCCCGGCGACGGCCTGCTGCTGGTAGCCGTTTTGCTTGGCCATGTTGTCGGCCATGATGCCGGCGCGCTGGTTGTTGTTCCAGGTCTGGGCGCCGTACTGGGTGTAAGCGCCCGCCAGCGTGGGGTCTACGGCCAACTGCTGCTGGGGAGTCATGCCGCTGATCATGGCCACCCGGTTCAACAGCTCCGCGGGGTTAACGGAGATGTTGGGCAAGCCACCGGGGCTCGTGTAGATCGTCTTCTGGTCGGAGACGCCCATGGGCGCGTTCGGGTCGCCGAAGCCCCCGTTGCCGTTCATGTTCCAGTTGATGCCCGCGTCCATTATGCCACCGCCGTTGGCAGGAATACGTTATATGCGTTGCCGTAGCCCTGGCCCTTGGCCTGGGCAGCGGTTCCGGCCTGGCCCATCAGGCTGTTCAGAATCGTGCCAAGCTGGCTAATCTGGGCAGGCTTGGTGCTGGCGTTCAGGCCAGCCGTCGCCGTGTCGGCTGCCGCCATCGGGTTATAGGCGCCATACGAGGCGTTGACCGTGCTGGAGCGTGCCTTGTTGATCTGGTCGGCGGTGTTCTGGGCCGCCGTCATCGCGTCGTTGGCCACGCCCTGGCGCGCCTGGTTGTAGCCAAACAGCGTGTCGCCCAGGCCGGTTGCCGCCGCCGAGCTCTTGTCGTTGCCGCCGCGGGCCATGCCGTAGATCATCTGGGCCCGGTTCTGGGACCAGGTGTTGTCCACCAGCGGCATGTTCGTGTTCATATAGGCCTGCTGGACTTGGCCTGGCATGGTAGCCGCCAGCCCGTCGAAGGCGCTGTTGATGCTGGTCTGGGCGCCCGTCAGGTTGGTCTGGCGCTGCTGCTCGTTGGCCGTGGCCGCCTGGGAGGCGCCGACAGCCGCCGGCGTCATGCCCAGCTGGTCTTGGATCATGCCCTGGTATTGCGGGCCCAGAGCGCCCGAGAACAGGCTGGACAGCGCGCCAGAATAGCCCGGCTGGCCAGAGATGCCCGTGGGCAACTGGCTCAGGATGCTGGTGATGCCGGTCGGGGTGGTGGGGGCGGTTGCCATGGCGTTCCCTTGTTTCAGGCTAAATCAGGATTTATGCCCGCTTCCGCCCTGTTTGGGGGCTTAAGAGACGTTCTGCGGGTCGAAGTGCAGGATGGCCGAGCTGATCGTGGCCGGCCCCGGATAGGCGCTGGTGAAGCGCAACGCCATGTGGTTGCACCGCGCGGTCACGGTAACCGCGCCCCCACGGAAGGTGGACTCGTCGATCTGGCCGATGCGCTGGACGACCTTGTTCTTGCGCGGATCGACCATCACCTCCACGTCCCATGTCCCCAGAACGGCAGCGTCAAAAGACTGAAGTCGCTTGAAAGCCGACGGCGAGCCGCCGTCCACAAACTGGGTAGCCACCTCCACGGGGCAAGAATCGTAGGTGTTGCCATCGGTTCCCCCATACAGGTAGAGCTGGTTGTTGGTGTCGCGCACCCAGACCTGTTGGTCGTTGACCACCATGCTGTCCACCGTGAAGCCGGGCTGGAAGACCGACCACGCCTGGATCTGGGCATTGGGGTGATAGCTCAGGACGTAAATCTTGGACCCAATGGACAACCAGTAGGCATAGTCCTTTGGCGTGACCAGACTGCGGATGTTGTTGATGTCCGTCTGATTCAGCGCCGCCAGGTCCGCCGTGATCAGGGGATCCACCGGGAAGCCCGCGTCGTTGGCCGACACATAGCCGGTGATCATCTGCGGCTTGATGGCCCGGATGCCGGAATCATGCAGGAACAGCACGCCGATATCCATGCCGCCGAACGGCTGCACTGAGTGCGTGAAGCGGGTGCCCATGTTCTCGATGGGCTGGGCAAGCGCGTTCTTGGCGGGGTCCGGGTCGATGCTCCACACCTGGACGCCGTGCTGGGCGAAGAAGACCAGATACTGGTTCAGCGTCGAGATCGCCGTGATCGGGTCCGATCCAAAGCCGTTGGTGGCCAAGTCCACAAAGCCTGCGCCGGGCGGGTTCGTCGTGTCGCCGGTGGCCAGCGGCGTCCAGTAGGTCGGGCTGTTGATCGCGCAGAACTCCATGACGGACTGGTTGCCCGCATAGATCTTCTGGCGGTGCGCCTTGATGACCGTGCCCTTGCTGGTTAGGGTGGCTGCTTTCGTAGCGGTCAGACTGCCAACCAGAATCTGGTAGACGGCGGCCTCGGTGTAGGGGCCGTCGATGTCGAACTGGACGACTTGGGCGACAGGGGCGACGGCGCCGGAGCCGCCCATGAAGCTGGTCATGGCCCCCAGCGTCATCTGGCCGTCCACGGTGGCCACCAGCTCGGTTCCGTTCAAGGCGGTGCCGATCATGGGCCCGGTGATTGAGACCACGGCGCCCGTGGCCGTGGCCGAGAACTGGGAGCCCCAGCGGTTGATCTGGGTGGCAATGGCGGTCGCGGTGTCGGCGGCGTTGCCCTGCCAGGCGACAGGAGCCCCCAGGAGCTGGGGACCGGTCGGGCCGGCGGTGATGCCGGTCACATAGTCGGTGGCCGCGTTGTAGCCGCTGGCCACGGTCATGGTGGCCACGGCCTGGGAGCCTGCTGAGGCTGCCACGTTGGCGGTTACCAGATTGACGGCAATGGTGGTCCCCGTGCCGCCCGACGCTACCGAGGCCGAATAGGTGAAGGCCGTCCCCGGCACCTGGGCACTGACGATCACCGAGTTGACCTGGGCCCGCGCCGAATAGGCGGGGCTGGCGTCGATCACCGCCGCCAGATAGGCGGCCAGCTGGATGTTGTTGTTGATCTGGTTGGGGAAGTTCGCCGGCGACGCGTCGGCATAGGTGCCGTCCCTCCAGAAGGGGATGATGGCGCCGTCGTAGAAGTGGTGGATGCTGCCGTCCACGAACTGGGCGACGGCGTAGATTTTCCCTGCAAAGTTCGCCGCGTCCACCAGGCGCTGCATGGTGGCGCCCGTGGGGTGGACCAGCTGCTGGTAGATGACCCCGTTGGGCATCGTGGGGGCCGTGGCGCTGCCAAACGTATACAGGTTGCCCGCGCACGACCACAGCCCGAACGTCCCGTCAGGCAGGGTGATCTGGGGCACAAAGGCCTTGCGCTTCTCCAGCTCGCCGCCGCGGCTGACCAGGACGTTGGTGGCCGTCTGCAAGGTGCCCGGCACGCCGTTGATCGGCATGCGGCGCGCATCCAGGCCGCCCCGGAAGTCCGAGAACACTGCGTAGGGGATCATCTCACTCTGGCCGGCCATATCGGGAGCTCCTTATGGCTTGCGACACACGGCGGTCAGAATGGTGTCGATCTTGGATTCCATGCTGTTCAGGCGCTTTTCGAACCGGTTCTCCAGGGCCTCGATGGCGTCGTTTCTGGCGAAGTTCTGATACAGCGTCCTTTCCAGGTCGGTCATCTTGCCTTCAAGATTGCGATTCTCGGCAACGTGCCTGTCGTCGTCCTTGTCCTCGTGCGCCTCGAAGCGCATGGTCAACTCGCGGGTGGCCTGCATAGCGTCCTTCCTTGCGCCTGTCAGCTCCCGCCAGAAAAAGGACAGGAGACCGGCGATCAGCGCAACGGCGATCTTGGGCCAATCGTTGAACTCGAAACTCATCTCCATGCCCCCAGGCTCGCTCGTTTGCTTGATAAATCCGGCTTTTGAAGGGCATTCGCCCAATCAGTGGCCTGGGGTGACACCCGGCGGCCAGTCCACGCCCGCGGGGTAAGAGACGACAACCTGGGGCATGTGGACACCCCGACGATTAGCCCCGCCCATCACCAGAGGGCGGCTGCGCTTCTGGCTGGACCACCTGGACTTCAACCGGTCCAGGAAGGAGTTGGCGGCTTTCAGCTTGAGCGGCGCATCGGCGTCTCCGCGCCGGGCCAGCAGCTCAGAGGCCGCAAAAAGCACGATCACACGATCATCCAGATCGCACTGGTCGGTGTCCGTGATCAGGTCGTTCAGCGGGCGCAGCCCATAGAACCGCACCACCGTGTTGGCAGCCGGAATCGGCCACACCTCGAACTGGGGCGCGCCGCCTGGCCCCTCTCCCCAGATCTTCCAGCGCAGCGGCGGGTTGAACCTGGTGGTATAGGTGCCCGACGTGTTCACGTTGTCGGAGTTGTAGACGTTCAGGTGCTCGGGCCCGATGCCCTCGTCCAGGTCAGCCCACTGGTTGCCGTAGCGGACAACCACTTTCCGGATGCGGTGCCAGTTGATCCCTGACGGCAGGTCGTAGAACCGCTCGCCGGGGACGACCGGCTTGTCCTGGTAGGTCTCCATGGTCGGCCAGTCGAGCTCCTCATAGAGCCTGCGCTGGACGCGATACAGCAGGTGCTTGTAGGACTCGTAGTCGTCAACGCCGTGGCTGGGCGTCATCGAGTCGCCCACCTCGGCCCTGAGATCGGTTACCAGATCGGCGAGAGAAACGCCCATGGCGGGCCTCCTTAAGCCGCTGGCCCGCTATCGGCAGCCGCGACAATCAGCGTGTAGGCGTGCGTCCCGTTCGGGGACGTCGCCGGTGCATAGGTGCCGCGCAAATCGCCAACTCCGGTAGGGTCGCCGGCAACCACCGTGCCGCGGGTGCCGCCCTGGACGCCATCAACCAGATCGGCCAGCACGTAGCCAGGTCCCTTGACGACCTCGGGCAGACCCAGAACCGCCGAGGTTCCGATGCTGATTGCGCCGGTGGTGGCCGCCGAGGCCACGACCGAGGAGACGGTCTTGAAGGCCACCTTGCCGGTGGCCGTCGCGGTGTTGACGCCGGCGATGACCTCGGAGACCGTGGCGCCGGAAACGTCCGTGCCGGTCACCGTGAAGGTCTTGGTGTGCTCGTCAGCCGCGCACACGATCTGGACGGTCCTGGGAACGTCGAAGGTCTGGCCGCCGGCAAGCAGCGCCACGGTCCGGGCGCCAGTCCCAACCAGGGCCGCCGAGGCAAACAGCGAGACAGCCGAGGCCGCAGCCGGCACACCCAGGTTAATGACCCTGAGCCTGCCCGCCGCGCTCGTGCGCCGCACCAGCCCGACGATGACCGGAGTCCCGGCGGCCAGCGTAATGCCGGCCTTCCAGGTCAGGGTGATGTTCGAGCTGCCGAACGCCAGCGTGAAGTCCTTGCCCTGGGCATAGACGTGCTGGAAGGCGGCCACGGTATGGCCCAGCTCCTGCTCGTAGTCGCCGGCCCCGTATCCGGTCGGATAGGGGACCGTCAGTGTTCCATTCGTGGCAACGTCGGTAGCGACCGTCAGGGTAATCTTATCGTTAGCCATTCGTTGCCTCTTGCTGTTTAGGCTGCCTCGGCCTCTTCAGGCGCATCAGAGGGGCCCATGGTGCACTCCAGGTCCACTTCCAGGGGCAGCTTGGAGCCGCGCCCGGCGGGAAAAACTCTCTTCAGAACGTCGCGGGCATCCGTGTGCGCCGTGTTCTGATAGCGGGCTTCCAGACGGTCCCATTCGTCGGCGTGCCTGCGGTTCTGGTTGTCCACCTGGCGCAGATTGCGCAGACTGGTGGGGCCGTGAATGTCCCTGAGGACCAGAACCTCGGGGGCCGAAATGTTGGAGACGGGAACCTCGTTGACGGAGGTGCTGTGGGCGTCATAGAGCCTGAGCACGCCGGAGTAGATCTTCATGGTGTCTGTCCTTCCTTGGGTGGCTTGCGATGCATAGGGCAGCCGCGGAGGTGAATGTCAGGTGCCAATCGGGGGCCCAGAATCTGATCCGGGCCCCCGCTCGGCAAAGCGACTACGCGATGGCGTAGACGCCCGAGGTGTTGCGCTGCTTGCAGGTCAGTCCGCCCTTCCAGGTCATTGCCCTGTAGAAGACATACTGGTTAGCAGGCCTCGCCGGCGTGTGGATCTTCTTGTCCTCGCCGTCCAGCACTTCCAGCCTGATCGCGTCCAGGTCGAGGAAATATCCCCTCTTGGACATGGACTGGTCGTCCAGGGTCGGGTCGTAGACCACGTTCACGCCGTCGATATCGACATCGCCGACCGACAGGTCCTGGCGCTTGTCGAAGCCATTCAGCGTGAAGTAGCCCTTGGCCCTCTTCTCGGCGAGCAGCTGGTCAAGGAAGGCACTGCCGCACAGGCAGATGCTGGGGCCCTTGCCATACCTGCGGAGCTGCCTGATCTCCGTCTGGAGAGTCGTGATCAGAACCGCGTTGGCCGCGTTGGATCCGGAAGCCGCGATGGCGTTGCCGCCAACCAGGCTACGGTTCCTCCAGAGAGTGACCACGGACTGGTCGATGCCGCCGATGCTGGCCGAGGCAGTCGGGTCGTCCACGATGAACGAGCGAATGCCGGGAACCTGCTTGGCGGACTGGGTGCCGTCCTCCCAGAGCATCGTGTTGAAGGTCCTGGCCCAACCCTCGGCGAGGTCCTTGAACTTCTCCTCGAGGACGTTGGTCAGCTGGACCATCTCGGCCTTGGACTTCTCGGAAGTCGTCTTGCCGGTCAGGTCGTCAACGACGGTGATGCCGTTGGCATTCAGCTCGTGCTCGGAGAAGGAGATGCCGGCGTTGATCAGCTTCCAGGGATACGCGACCCTGAGGGTGTTGGCCGGGTTGGCGTAGGTCAGCGTGTCGTAGTCGCTGAAGCCCGCAATCGCCGTGGTGTAGTCGAACACGACCGGGTAGGAGATGTTGTCCTTGCCGCCGGGGAAAGTCTTCTTCTTGCCCTCGAGCTTGTTGAGCAGCGGCTTGGCCTGGATCGTCTGCGCCAGAGCACCGCCGCGGACGAAATACGTCAGCGTGGTGTTGGCGATGTTGTTGAGTTCAGCAGTCGAGAATGCCATTTCTTCGGTCCCTTGTTATCCGTGTGCCATCCGCAGCCCCAACATTGCAGCCTCCATCAGGCTCTTGGGCTCGGTGGTCAGATTCTTGTTCGTTCCCCCGCCGGTCGTCGGCTTGATCGCCGGCTTGCTGTTGAAGTTCAGCCTCTTGAACTCCGCCTCGACGATCTTCTTGGCTTCATCAGCCAGCGCGATCGCTTCCGCCTGGTTCCTGGGCTGGCCCTTTTCGAACAGCAGCGCCTTGATCGTGCGCTCAATCGGCTTGGCCTTGGCCTCAAAGTCGGGATCGGTGGCCCTCTGCCTGGTCTCCCAATCGTTCACACCCTGTTGGATCTGGACGGCGGTCTGGGCGTGGTTGGCCTCAGCGTCGCGCTGGGCCCTTAGCCTGGCCTGCTCATCGTTCCACTGCGTCTGGGCCCTGGCTCGTGCCAGCTCCTCGGCGGTGGCCTGATCCACAAAGCCCTTGTCTACCCTGTCCTTCAGATCGTTTGGGAGAACCGCGCCGGACTTGGCTGCCAGGTGCTGGTACAAAGGGGCGATGACTTCCAGTGCTTTGGCAGGATTGGTCCTAACCAGTGCAACCAGTTGTGCCCCCGCATCCAGATCCTGAACCTCCATGTGGTTCGCTTTGGCGAAGTTCACCAGTTGATCTACGACTTGGGCCTTTTCCTTCAGGGCCTTGTTCTCGCTGATAACTTGCTGCCAGCGAGGGTGCTTATGAAAGGGGACGTCCGCATCCGTGTTGGTCGCATCGGTCTTGGTCTCTGCCTTGACTTCCGCTTCCGTCTCGGTCTTGGTTTCCTTTCCCTGGGATGACGGGTCCCCGCCGTTTGTCTCCTTCAGGGCCTCTTCCGCGAGTTCCAGCAGGGACTTGGGCTTTACGTCTGACTCGGTGCTCGTGGACTCCGTGGAGCCCGTGTCGGTAGACGGTTCCGACGATACGTCTGAAGAAATGTCGTTTTCCGAAGCCGCCGTGCCTGTGAGGGCCTCGGTATCCTCGACGACTGTGGACGAATCCAGCGTCATTTTAGCGTCCTGTTAGCAGTTGTGCTGGTTGGTAAATGTGCGTCTTGTTCCGTTTTTGCCTTATGCCAGGCCGTTCAGGATGGCTGCCGCCGTCTGCGGATAGCGGCCTGCGTTGGGTGCCGGGAAGCCCGGACCGCTGCCAGGCACGCCCTGGGGGACGGGGCCGTTGTTGGCTCCGAAGCCGCCTTGAGCCGCGGGGTCCGCAAAGTGGTTGCCCTGGCCCGGCAGCATGGGGGCGCCTTGGGGGCGGATGCCGGGGCCGCCCATCCCGCCTGGGCCGGCCATCCCTCCGTTCGGGGGTGCGCCCATGCCCATCGGGCCACCCTGGCCGGGCATTCCCATGGGGCCGCCGGGGCCTGCGCCCGCGTTGTTGAACAGCGCGGCTGCCTGCTGGTTCATGGCCTGGATGCTGGGGGCTCCCTGGACAAAGGCCTCGCTGAGATCGACCCCGATATCAATCAGTTTGGTCAACTGCTCGGTGATCCAGACCGGCTGGATGCCGGGCAACTGCATCAGATACGGCAGGACCATCTGGAAGTTGGACAGCTCCTGGGCGCGGTTAGGACGGCCCGAGGAGCCCGCCTTGATCTCGAGGTAGATCTGGTCCGCCAACTCCTGGGCGGTCAGAGTCGGCCAGATGGCTCCGGGACCGACGATCTTCTGCACCTGGTCAGCCGAGATCTCCGTCAGCATGACTTGAGAGCTGGCTTGGGCCAGATCACTGAGAAAATCATCCAGGTCATCGACGTTGGAGGCAATCGCGCTGACCCGGTTGGTCTCGGCAATCGAGCTCTCCGTCGCCGTGGTGTTGCCGCCCGACGCCGCCCCCATGACCGCTTCCTGGGAGCCGACAACCCGGAAGATGTCGTCCATGATGCTGGCGGTCTCATACAGGTTGGGATCGACGCCGGCCTTCTTCATCAGGCCGACCACGGCGTTCACGTCCGTGCAGCCCTCGGGCATGTTGACCGAGACAACCTCGTTGGGGACGTGGTTGGCGATCCGCTTCAGGTCCTCGTCGTCGATGGCGCCCGCCGCGGCGATATAAGCAGGGCGGCTGTGCCTGCGCTGTTCCTTCAGGGCCTCTCTGGTTGCGTTGTAATCCTCCTGCATGGGGATCAGCAACGAGACGTCGGACGGCGGGAAGATCTGGTCGTCCGTCTCCACGTCGTTGAACGTCAGCGAGAAGAACGGGTAGAACCTGGACAGTTTGACCAGCGGCGCCTCAGGCTCCTTCAGGAAGTCCGGGTAGCCCTGGCAGATGGTGAAGACCAGGCCGTCCTTCTTGGACCAGATTTCCCACACCAGAGCGGTGTCGGAAGCCTCGCCGGGCTTGTCGATATTGTGCGGGTTGACCACCTCGTCCCGGTCGTTGTAGGTGGTGAACTTGGTGCCGACGTCCACGCCGTAGATCTCTTCGATCCGTTCGGTGGTCAGAACGAACTCGTGGGCGATCCAGTCCGTCCCGATCCAACCACGGATGTGCTTGGTCTCCTTGGACGGGATGATCTGGGTGCCCTTGGGGAAGTCGAACACCAGCCCCTCGCGGACCACGACCTGCTGCTCGCGGGTCAACTGCTCCATGGCCAGTTTCAGCTGCTCGAACTCGCCGTCCGTATCGACGACATCGCCCTCCTTGACCTCCTCCTGGAGGCGCTGGATTTGGGCCAGCCGGGCGGTGATGTCGTTGATCTGGTCGATGATCTCCGGGCGTTTCTCCAGCTCTCTCTGGAAGCCCAACTTCACATAGCCGACGCCATCCACCAACGTGCTGCGGATGAGCTGCTTGGCGCGGACCTTGAAGTTGTTCTCTTCCAGGAAATAGTGGAACAGAATCTCCAGCCCCCTGCCCACCCTATCCAGCATCTGGGACTGGGCCATGCCCTGCTCGGCGTCCTGGACGATCATCTGCGCCATGGGATCGACGGGCGGAGGCGGCGGCGCCGGAACCATCCGCACGGGCTGGGGCATCATCGGGTGCGGGCCCGGCGGTTGGCCACCCTGGGGAGGTGCGTGAGGCGGCATCGGTCCCGGCATCGGACCCGCATTGGGCATGGCCACGGGGCCTACCGGCGCGGGCATCATGCCTCCGCTGGCCTGATAGGCCGCCATTGCCTGCTGTGCCTGCATCACCGCCTGCTTGGCGGCCATGTAGCTCTCGATCTTGCCGTCCCAGAACTGGTATTGCAGCCGGTCCCGGTGCTTGGCAATCGCCTGGGGATTCTTGGCATACAGCTGGGAAGTCTTCTGGCTGAGGTGCCTCAGGGTCAGATTGCAGCGGTATTTGCCGCCAAACTGCTCTGAAGCCCCCAGAACCCACGACTTTTCACCACCATAGAACGCCCAATCCTGGCAGTTCTTCATGGTCTTGAAAGGCTTCTCGAAATACTTCTTGCTGTCCAGAACGCGGTTGGTCCACTGCTTGACCAGCTCCTCGCGGGCCGGATCCGGGTCAGGCTTCTCGTTCTCGGACGTGCCCTTGGGCTCGTCTGGCGTCTGCGAGGCGTTCATCGGATCGGTGATGCTGGTCGGATCAAGCTCGGACATTGGAGCCCCTTATGACTGGGAAACCCAGTTGATGGCGTCGATGCCGGCCACCTTCTGGGCGTCCGTCTTCGTGGAATCGGCGACGATGGCCGCGATCTCGCTCTCGAGGGTCCTACAGGCGGTGACGCACTGGCCAACCCATGCGAGGCAGGCCTTGGCGTCCGCCATGGACATGATCGCGGAGTCCGCGCCGCTGGCCAGCGTGAGGGCCGCGTTCGCCTGGCCCGACGGGTCCCACTTCGCGGAGATGTTGGCCGAGCACGACTGGTGCAGATAGGTCAGCTTCTGCGCCTGGGCGTCGGCGACGCTGAAGACGGGGACGATGCGCCCGAATAGGACGGAGACGGTGCCTATCGTGTCGCTCATGGGAAGCACTCCAGTTGCATCCACGTCCCGTTATAGACCGGATTCGCCGCTTGGCAGGCGCAGTTCAGTTGAAAGTAGTCGCCCGCCACGACGGGGATGATCGGGTTGCACTGCTCGCCGGTGTAGTAGCCCGTGACGGCGACCTGCGGCGTTATGCCCGCTCCGTTCTTCAGGACCGCGCTCCACCAGTTGATATAAAGGTTCCCAGTAAATGCTTGATAGATGCCCGCCGTGACGCGCGCCTTCGTGAACCCGGCGGGAACGACGAGTTTCGTGTTGTCGCCCGTGGTCCACATCCCCGAGACGTCTTGGTAGTCGAGGGTGTCGAGGGCAATGTTCGTCCCCGGAGAGGAGACCGTCGTGTTGCCGGTCGCGTGCGCAAGAGCCCTTGCGGTCGTGAGGGCGTTGTAGCGCTTCGCGGTGCCCGCGGCGACGTGCCAGATGGACTCGATCCCGAGCGGGATGGCGACGTTGCCGTTCGTAGCCGAGAGCGAGACCGTGGCGCCGCCGGTGGCTGAAGCCGCCGTCGCGTCGATGAAGTAGAAGCCGTCTCCGGGAACCGCCAACGTCAGGCCGCCAGAGGCAACACCTGTCAGAACCAGGTGGTCAATCCCGTTTGTGATGGAAGCGCTGCCGCCGCTGAGATTGATGGTCTGGCTGGGGACGGGCGTATAGGAGCCACCGCCGCTGCCCCCGCCAGCCGCCGGAATGGGGCTGAACATTATCAGGCCTCCATGATGCGGATATTCCCGCCGGTGCTGGCCGCCAGCACGCTGATTTTGGAGCCAATCGGGACCGTATAGGCAAAATAGGTGCCGCCCTTGGCCAGCCAACTGGTGTTGGTGGCCGTCGGATTCGTGCCGACTGCCACATAGACGTCCGTGTCGGCGAAGAACTGGACGATCTCAGTGGTAGCCCCCAGCGTAATCTGAGAGGCGCTTCCCGTATAGGCGTGCGTCGAAACGCTGCCAAACGGCATGCACTGGATTGCGTCGCCCGGTGCCTGGCCGCCGTCCGGAAGTGGCACATAGTCACGGCGAAGGGTCATGGCTGGGGCTCCGTTCTGTTTCGTGCTAAATGAGAGGCAAAACGCCTAAAAGCCCTTGTGGGCTTCCGCGAACTTGCGGGCGCGCTCTTCGGCCCGCGTCTGAAACATGATCCAGTTGATGATGTTGTGCTGGGGGTCGGGCTCGATTTCCAGCGGCTTGGAACCTGCCACACCACTCCCCCTGAGCTGACGCTTGAGCCCCTGGCCGAACAAACTCATGCAGTCCACGAAGTCGTCGTGCTTGCCGTTCGGGAACTTGAGAAGCTCGGTCCGGGCCGCCGGCCACCAGTCAGCGTGCTCGGGGAACATGACCATCCCGGTGGAACACCTGGCCAGAATCGCCTGGGAGCGGACCACCTTGTCCTTGGTGCTGGCGAACTCGCTGAAGTTCACGTGCACCCGGCGCTCGGACATGCGCCGCCGCAAATAGCTCATGGCCACCTTGGGCAATGGTCCCTTTTCCCCATAGACCACCAGCGGCTTCCACTTGACGCAGGCATCCAGCATCTTCTCGACGAACTTGTCCAGATCGTGCTTGCCCCAGACCGCATCCAGGAGCCACAGCTTGCCCTTGTCATCCACTCCACTGACCAAGAAGCATTGGTTGTCGGCGGTTTGGTCCCCGCTGGCGGCATAATCGACCGACCCATAGATCCTCAGACCCTTGGGCAACTGCTTCTCGCGGTACTCCTTCAGGTGCTCCGCCCGGAACAACACGCCGTCGTCGGGGACGGGCTCTTGTTGATACAGACACTGGAAGGCGCGCGGGTCCGTGCCGCGCATCTCGTCCATGAAGTCCCGGTCGTACATCTCGGGCCACAGCGCGTCACCGACGTTCTTTCCCATTCGGGTGGCAAGTTGGGCGTCCCGCTCCTCGAAGATGGCGGGCAGGCGCAGGTATTCCCATCGCCCGGCCTCTTCACTTTCCAGAATCTTCCCGATCAGGTCTTCCTCGTGCCACCGGGTGGCGATGACCACGATCCCGCGGTTCTTGCCGGCGGCCTGGCGACTCTTCAGGTCCTTCTTGAACCATTCCCACAGCTTGTTGCGCTCGGTTTCGCTGGCGGCCTCCTCGGCGCCCTTGAACGGGTCGTCAACTACGATCAACTCGCCCCTCCTACCGGTCAGCGCTCCGCCCTTGCCCACGCTGGCGATGTACCCGCCCGTGGACAACACCAGGTTATCGACAGCCTTGCTGCCCCCGCTCAAGCTGACCCCAGGGAACACGCTTTGATAGGCCTGCCACTTCAGCAACCTGCTCAAGGGCAACCCGAACTCAGCCCGTGCAAAGGTCTCTGAATAGCCCACCAGCAAGCACCGGCGCCTCGGGTTCCTGCCGATGAACCATGCGGGGAACAATCGGGTGCACAGCTGGCTTTTGCCGTGTCCGGGGGGCATGCTGATCAGCAGCCTTTGAATCTCCCCCCTTTCCATTGCCTCCAGGCGCTCCGCGATCAACTCCAGATGCGGGGCCACCTTGAAGTCAGTCAGGGTTGCGTCTTCCTCGTCGTTCAAGCTGGGCGTCATGAACTTGCAGAAGTCCAGCAGCGAGCCCTCGGCCTTCTTGATGGCAACCAGGCGCTCGGCGGCGGCCACCGCCCGCTCGATGGTCTCCTTGTCGGCCTTCTCGAAGTCGATCTTGGTCAGATCGAGATCTTCGTCGGGTGCCGCCTTGACTGGCTTCTTGGCCATCTTCACAGCCCGCAAATGGCCTGGGGGCTCCTGGCCTTGCCGTCATAGGGCGTGAACCACACGGGGCCGCCCCAGGTGGTGCCTCCGTCGTCGGTCCAGCTGAGATACTGGCCAGTGCCCAGCCAGATTCGCCCATACGAGATGTCGAAGAACGTATTGCCGCTGGTCGGGTCGTTCTTGCGGGCCGGGTTGCTGTGCCCTGTCCAGTTCATGCCGTAATCGCTGGACACCTCCAGCTCGACCGTGGAGCCCTTCTTGTCGGTCGCAACCAGCATGGTCTTGGCGTCCACCGCCGAGATGGCCAGCCCGATGTTGCCGTAAGCCGCCCCCTTGGAATGGTCCGTCCAGGTAACCAGATCGGCAGACTGGGCGATGCCAAAGCTCTGGCCGGCGACCACACCGCAGTCCTTGCCGCCGGCGGCCGCACCGGTCACATCCGCGCCGGTCGAGTCCACGAACGACAGGGAGAAGTCCGCAACGCCCATGACCATCAAACTCGGGGCATCGACCGTTCCCAGGACCTGGATCTTGACGCTGGAGGTGTTGGTCGGCAGCGTTCCGGTGATCGAGAAGGCCGTCCAGGAGTTCTTGGAGTTCTGGTCGCTGGAGAAGGTCGGCGTGGAGATCGTGGCTCCCGTCGAATCATAGCAGACCAGCTTGATATTCAGTTGGCAGTGGTAGGTGCCGCTCGCTGACGCCGAAACCACGCTGCCGCCCAGCGTGAAGTTGATATGCCCTGCCGCGATGTTGGCGGCCATTGAGCTTGGCAACGTCAAGGTGCTGCTGATCCCAGGCGAGCCGCCGTAAACGTTCGATTGACAGGCAAACTTGGTCTTGCCGGACGGGAAGGGGTTGGGGGCGTTGCCCGCGAACGTGTTGGGCGTTTCCGCGACGCCGCCAGCCGTCGTGTCCACATATGCCCAGCGGTCGGAGTATCCCGGATAACCAGAGTTTCCGGTCATGGAATAGTCCATGAACCATCCGCCCGTGTGCGTCCAGCCGGTCAGGCCCAGGAAAGTCCCGTTGATGTCCGGCGCATAGGTCGCGCTGGGGGTTCCGCTGTTCAAGCTGCCATTGGGCAGGCCGCAGAAGGCGTTGGGGAACATCTGGACGGCCAGATTGCCGCTGGGTGTCCAGGGACCGGATGGAAACGCTGCGCCCGCCGACACGATCTTTTGGCCAGCCGCTCCGCTGCCTACCACGACCCAGGGCTTGGTAAGGCCCGGCTGGTAGAACAGGCTGGTGAAGCCACTCAACTGGCCACCCAGATTCGTGCTGAGAAAAGTGGCCAGCGGAATCGTCGCCCAGGACACGCCGTCAGACGAATAGGCAATGCCGGTGTCGCCCACGACCACGAACGTGCTGCCGTCCGTCAGGACCTTCTTGCAGTTCATGCCCAGATTGGCCGTCTGGGTCCATGAGGGCGAGGCCGAGGTGGACTTGACGTTGGTTCCCACCCAGATCTTGCCGGTGGCCTCCGCAACCACGATCCGGCCGCCGGCGGACGCCGCGTCCTTGCCAGCGGTCCACAGGCCGGAGAACTCGGCAACGCCGCCCGCCTTGGCCAGGCCGTTGGCAGCGACCATCGCGTAGCCGTCCGGGAACAGCACGAAGTTATTCAGCTCGGGCGAGGACTTGGTGGTCGGGTTGCTGGGGGTGCCCGCCGCCGTCGAGACCGAACACGAATAGGACTGGGTGGCGGTTGCCGTCGCCGTTCCAGTGCCGTTCGAAGCCTGGACGGTGAACTTATAGGTCCCTGGGTCGGTTGGCGTGCCTGTCAGGGCTCCGGCTCCACTCAGGGTGATGCCTGGGGGCAGGCCGTTGTCGGTAACCTTGGGATTCGGGTTGGGGACGATTGCAAAGGTGGTCCCCGTCATCGTGCTGGCGGTAATCTGGACCTTGGGAGGGGTCCCGGTGCCGTAAGCCGTGCCAACCTTGCCGGCGGGGACGCTGGTGGTCGTGATGGTCAGGGGAGCAGACGCTCCAGGGGGAGTTTTGTTGTTGTTGGTGCCGCCGCTGTTGCCGGTTCCGCTCAGCGGCAGCCCGCCGCCCCCCAGATTCACAGTCGTGCCGCCTCCGCCCGTGCTGGGGGCGGAAACGGCCATGATGCTGATCAGGAATCCAGCGGTCAGAGTCTGACTTCCGTTCGTGGCGGTGATGTAGACCGTGCTGTCGCCGGCTGCCGACGGCGTGCCGGTGATTGCGCCGTCCGCGCTCATCGTAATGCCCGTCGGGAAGCCCCCAGAAGCCACGGAGAACGTGGTTCCGGTCAACGACGCGCTGACTGCCGTCGTGTAATAGGTCCCAGCCGTCCCGGTGGGCAGTTTCGTGGTCAGAAACGTCAGCACATTGCCGCTGGCGCCCGATCCGCCGCTGCCCAGGGGGCCCGCACCTCCCAGAACCGCTACCAGCTTCTTTCCCATGCTCAGCGCACCTTGACAGCGATGGTCAGGCCGTCCGCGAACAACTGGAAGGCCAGGACGCTCCAGCCCGTGGAGTTCAAAGTCGGCATCGCCGACGTCGTGGAGCCGCCCCAGTCGGTTCCGGCCGGCCAGGAGTGGGTGAAGGCCCCGGCATTCTCCAGAACCATCTCGAGCGTCCAGACTTCTCCCGCCGGGGGCAGGCCCGTGAAGGTCCAGTTGACGCTGCCGGCGATGGTTCCCCTGATCACCATCCCATTCGCAGGGTCAATGGCGACGGTCCCAGAGACCGAAGCGCCCAGATCCACGAAGGTATCGGCAGCCTTCTTGGTAACCAGATTGGTCTGCGTGAAACCGCCCCAGTCCTGGTTCTGGTCGCACCGGGCATACGATGCGCCGGGCACAATCGTGATGTTCACGGCCTCCAGAACGGTTGCGGTGGAGTCGATTCGGACGGTATAGCCCGCCTTGCCGCTGAAAGAGCTGAAGGCATCAGTCAGAGCCTTGAAATTCGTGCTGGCAGAAGGCAGCGCCTCGGTGGTAACGCCGCTTCCGTCCGGGGAGACGACCAGAACCTGGCCACCCAGACCCGTCCAGGAGTGCGGCATGTCCAGCAACTGCCACGCATACAGGGCGCCGCCGCCCGACACGTAGGTATTGCCGCCCCCACTCCCCGAGCCGCCCGTTCCGGTGCCCGAATACGTGCCGCCGACGCCGAAATATGCCAGGACTTCCGGCTTCAGCTGGACCAATCCAACCGACTGGTTGGCCAGTTGGCCGTCGTCGCGCTGGATCAGTGCCAGGTTATAGTCTACCTGGTCCAAAGACACCTTCAGGGCGTTGAACTCGCTGTCCAGCTTGTCGGCGGGCGGGTTGGCGCCCGGATTCGAGCCCTCGTAGCCCGAGAAGTTGAACTGGCGGCTGTAAGGCGTCGGCTGCATGTCGGGGCCCTCGGGTGTTTCAGGCTAAATCAGGCAGGGGGGTGCCTTTTGCCCAGTCAAGATCGCGTTGCCGGCGGTAAGTGCCGCGGCCTTTGCCGGGCTTTACCGTTCGGGGGCGAAAGGTAGGGGTCCGCAGCGCTCGGGCTACCGGATTGCGCTTCCTGGGGGCGCTGTCAGAATGCCTCTGGTTGCTCATTAGAAGGCCGTACGCGGGAGTTGGGGTGCTCCCGCTATATCAGCCCATGCAGGCCTCTATGAAGGCTTGCGCGACTTGCGGGACGATCGCGTTGCCGTAGGCGCGCAGTCGTCCCACGCGTCCGGGAACCCCATTAGCCAGCGGGAATGTGCCGGGCTCAACTGACCGCCACTTTTGATCCCGGCAGAAGAGCCAGTCAGCAGATGCCCAGTCGCCGTTAGTCGCGCGGGGCCGGACACTGACGAGACCAGCTTGGTGATCGTCGCAAGGTGCGTGGACTTCTCCATCGGCCTGCCCGTCATCATCGGAGTCCCAAACTCCCCGTCGTGGGCCTTGCAGGTCGGCCAGCCCGCCATCGCGGCAAAGTCCCTCAGGTCGTTCGCATGCGGACCCAGAGCCCGCGCCATCGCCTTCTCCGGGTCCTTGTATTCCCCTCCCGCCGCCACCTTGGAGCAGGGTGTCGGCCAACTCGCCAGATTGGCCTGCCTCGGCAACTGGTCCAGCCGTTCCGTCCCGTCCGAGCGCGGCTTGATGTCGCATCCCGTGTCCTTCCAGTCGCGGGTGGTTACCGTTGTCCAGCCCGTCTTTGGCGCACCAGTAGAGCCTTTGCCGGATGTGCGGAGCACCGACGCCCGCAGCGCACAAATCTGCCGACCCGACGGCGTAGCCCTCTCCTTCCAGGTCAGCCGATACAAGGTCGAGCCAAGCGAGGCCGTCTTTTGACGCAACCTGCTCGCCAAAGACGATTGCAGGGCGGCACTGGGAGACCAGCCAGTGGAAGTGGGGCCAAAGGTGCCGCTCGTCAGCAAGCCCTGCTCCTTTGCCTGCGCAGCTGAAAGGTTGGCATGGGCAGGAGCCCGTCCACACCGCTTGGTCGTCTCCCCATCCTGCAAGGCGCAGAGCCCTTGACCAACCGCCCAGGCCTGCAAAGAAGTGGCACTGGGTGTATCCCAGAAGTTCGGCTGGCTTGATGTCCCTGATATCGCGCTCATCGACGTGCCCCCCCCCTGCTATGTGTCCCGCTTCGATCAGATTGCGGAGCCACTGCGCCGCAAATGGGTCGATCTCGTTGTAGTAGGCCGCCATGGTGTCCCCCATCCAGTTGCCCGATGGGGATGTCTGTTCGTTTTGGCGGATGACCCGTGAGGGGGTCGAGTTATTTTGGAAAGGTAGAAATTTTCTCAGCGGGCCTTGCAATCGCCACCGAGCCAGGGGTCGGGTCCGCCACCAAGGGTGGGGGCCGGGGCCGCCGCGGGCCGGGCCCAGGGCCGGCCAAGGGCCATGCAAGGGCGGCGGCCCCGCCGCCGCCTTGGGGCGCAAGGGCTTTGGAGCTTGGAGCGGGGGCGACTGACGGGCGACTATCGGACTATTGGTAAAAGATTGGTGAATCTCTTACGATCTCGTTCCCGGAATGCCCCTTAATCGTTCAAGATTTCGGAACATTCGCTCGCTGTGACGTCGATGACGGGCGAGGACTGGATCGCCATGGCTTGACGGCCGCGAGAGGCGAGGTCCATCAATTGCTCGACAGTCCATTGACTGATCGGCTTGCTATCGCCTTGATTCTGTTCGTCTTTTTCGGGGATCAGGCGGCCTATTTGAGCCAATTTTGAGGCGGCGGCTACCCTGGCTGACTCGTTGCGGCCGTTTCGGGCCACGTCAAGCAACGTAGCCATGGCGCAAGCCTTGCCTTCTTCAACCATAAGCAAAACGCGCTCATCCACGGCGGCGCGAACGGCGGGCAAGCGCAATAGGCCATAAGCGGATTGCGCTGGCGAAGAATAGCCTGCCCGCTCAGCGGCAAGGGATCCTTGCCCCCCACACTGGACATACTCCACCACAAAGCGGGCCTGCTTGGCCGTCATGCCGTCGGGCCCCGTGAATCGGGGGCCATGGCGCACTGCTAAATTCTTTGCCATTTCCCATCCATTTCTTTGCGCTTTCTGTGATCCGCTAGGGCGGCCCTTGCGTAATACTATATGGATGCGCCGCAATGATGCGGGGCCCAAAGTGGAGAAAAAGAAAATGACCAAGATGGACCGGAATCACACCAACACCTACTACGCGGGCCCCTTCTCCAACAGGGATAAGGCCCAAAACAGGCTCGAAGACTATTGCGCGGCAGGGCTGATCCACGCCAATGACCTGCCCAAGGTCAGCAAGCTCCAAGGCGGGTACTGCATCCTGGTCGATGTCAGCCCCATCGAGTAGGCCCCGCCGAGATACCCGGCGCGCCGCGCCCTCCACCCCCAGACCGGATCGCCGGCTGGGGGCAAGGGGGTACCGGGACGGGCCCGGCAAGCAAGGGGAACAATGTCATGCAAGTCAACGGATACGAAATCGGACCAAAAGCCAACCTAAGGGGGGCCAACCTTAAGGGGGCCAATCTTGTTGGGGCCGACCTTCGGGGTGCCAATCTGGTTGGAGCTAACCTCAGCAAAGCGGATCTTTCGGGGGCCGACCTACGGGGGGCCGACCTTAGCAAGGCCATTTTTTGGAGGGCCGACCTGACGAAGGCCAACCTTGGCGGGGCCGAAGTTTACGCAGTGGACTTCACAAAGGCATCGCTTTCGGGGGCCAACTTCGAGGGGGCTTATACGGATCGGACCGTTTGGCCCTGACAAAGCGGCAAGATCCAAGGCGGCAAAGCCGCCGGCCTACCCCCGGACCCCGCAAGGGGCCGGGGGATCAGGGGTACCAAGGCAAGCTTTGGCAAGGGCCCCCAGGGGGCAAGCGGCAAGGGGCAAAAAAGCGTAAAAAAAAGATGATCCAAGGGCCCCGCAAGTACCAATAACTATATGAGACCGGCGCGAATCAACCAAAGCCGGCGCAACAGGGAGAGAAAAAATGATCATCGAAATCCGCCACTTCGGACCGACCAACATCAAGGGATCTCGCTACAAGGCGATCGCGATTCCTACCGGCCAATCCCTCACGGTTCCCCATGACTACGCGCTCGGAAACGAGGCCAACGAGAAAGCCGCCGCCCTTGCCTTGGCAAGCAAGCTCGCAGGAACCGACGCCTTGGAGGTCAGCAGCATCCACACCAACGGAAGGACGAGGACCCAAAAGGAGTCCAGGGTCGCCTTGGTTCACGGAACGACAGGCCATGCGGAAATGGCGCTCAAAGCTGCCGACCAGTGGTAAGCCCGAAACCTAGGGGGCCTCGCGCCCCCGATGGTCCCGGAGTGAGGCTCCGGCTGACGAGGGCAACCACTCGCAGAAAAACAAAGGGGAGAAAAACATCATGGAAAACGAAAAGATCTACAGCTTCAAAACGGCGCGCTTTTCCGTGGAATGCGTCGTGGAACCCGAAGACATGGACCCGGCGGACGCCTTCGAGTTTGAAGACGACATCGAAAATGTCCGCAACGGGACGTGGGAATGGTTCCAAGTCCAAGTCTGCGTCCGCCTCGATGGGAAGAAAATCGGAACCTCGTATCTTGGCGGATGCGCCTATGTGAAGGCGTCGGACTTTCTGGAAAGCGGCGAGTTTCACGACATGGTGCGCGAGGCCGTAGCCGAATCCCGCAAAAACATCCGCCCGGCTCCTGCCATGCGTCTGGCTGCCTAACCAACAACAAAGCCCCCGGAATCAACCGGGGGCACCCTGGGGAGGGGACTACCATGGCTAGATTCGAAATCTTCGACACGCGTTCCGGCTGCCGCGCTAGTGGCCAGCTGTTCGCAACCCGCGGCAGGGCGCAAGCCAAGGCAGACGCGCTGGCCTATCACTACGGCGCCCCGGTCTATGCCGTCCGGGAATCCAACGCCAAGCATGAAACGCCTACTGCCAAGGCCATGCCATTCTCATGGCTTCGCCTGCGGCGGGCATCATGAGCGCCGCGGCATCGCCCTGGGAGGGCAACCCTTGGGAGGTCTTGACCCAAGGCCAGCGCTGGACGGCGGAACTGCTGTTGCGCGCCATGGCTGATGGCAAGGCTTACCCGGCTCACCGATACGATTCCGGCGAGCTGGACATAGCCGGATTCCGCGAGCACTGCTCCGCGGTCCCTGCCATCGTCTCAGACTGGCTGCAATGGTCCGGGGCCATGGACCTAGACCACGACGGGCAGGGCGGCAGTCTGGTCTTCGTGACCATGGGCGGATCGGCCCATCGTCGGATGGCGGCAAGGCGCCTGCTGGAATCTTTGGAAGGGAGGGCATGACATGAGCGCGACACGATCCGAATTCGAAGGCTGGCAGGGCTGGCCACAGACTTCCCCGGATGGCCTGGGGCAGGTGTTCACGGCGCCGGACAGGCATGCGCAGGTGATCAGGACGAATGCCGGCCTGTATGACGTGCAAGCCAACCGGGGCATGCTGGAAGTGCCCAACGACTGCACGGCTTTCTTCGCGCTGGACAGCCGGGGATGGCGGACCTTGGCCAATGGCCCGGACGGGCTGGCGTTCGAGCTGCCGGGCGGCGGCCTGTCGGTGGCTCCGAACGGGGCCATGGTCAAAGTCCATGCGGATGGACCCGACGCGGGCCCCATCGTGATCGAGAATGGGTCCAGGGCGATCATGCTGGCCAAGGACGGGACGGCGGCAGTCGAGACGGACAGGCTGGCTGGTACCTTTCGGTTCAGGACTGGCCACGGGCTGAGCCTGTCGGACTTCATGGGAGGCGATGACATCTGGCACGACTGGACCCGCGTCCGGCCCTTGCGCTTCCAAGTCCGGCAGGACACCGGCATAGAGGTTGGCGAGGAGAATGCCCAGCTGTGGAAGGAGCCGGGCCGCCCTTGCGTGGGACTGGGCCGCGGGGCACAGGTGATCTGCCACGGGCCCGGACCCGTCCGAATCACCATCCAAGCGGGCGAGCAACCATGCTGGGTGCCTACGCCAGACGGGACATACGCGGAGATCCCCCCACGCGCCACGGCGACGCACGACCTGCCCATGGTTGGCGGGCTGTCCACCCATAGGCGCATGGACGAGCTGAGGCAGGCAGCCAAGGAGCAGGCGGACCCAACCGCGGCGGCCATCCAGGAGATGGCGCGGCGCCACAAGGTAACCATCCGCAAGCCCGTGGGAACGTTCCCGCCCGTAGAGGCGGCGCCTGCCAAGCGCACCAGCGGATTGGCCAAGGCCATCTGGTCTCTGATCCCGCGGCAGAAGGGCAACGTCCGCGAGCTGTGAGCCGACGATCCTTGCGGGTCTTCGTCCCGAATGGTACGACATATCAAGGGACGGGACGAGACTCGCAGGGAGCACAGGCCATGGCTAGGGTTATCGACTTCACGGCAGACGCCCACAGCACAAGCTGCAAGGTCCATGGCATGACGTTCGACGCAACCATCCGCTTCGAGTTCAAGACCAAAGCCTATACCTGCACCAGCCTGGAAGGGCATTGGACCTGCACCAATGACGGCATCTTGGAGGCGCTGCAAGCTGTGGCGGA